ACAGAACAACAAGGTAAAGACATCCTAATATCCAAAGGGGTATGGGAAGAAGTAACTGAAGAAGGTGTAACAACCATGCAGTTTACAAACGGAACAGCGGCAGTGGTAAACATTGGTAAGGTGGTTGAAATACCTGGAACTTACGATCCTGATGGTAAAGAGATAACACCACCAGTTTATTACCCAGGATGGGCTTATGATGTAATGTCTAGCGACCTACTTGATTTCGGCGCATACGAAGTATACCCAGGAGATGCCTCAGCACATAGCTTTATGGGTTGGCCAAGAGGGGCAGAAGTACCGCCTCCGATAGCGCCTGAAGACAAAGCAAAGGCAATAATAGAAGAATAAAACAAGTTTTTCAAAATTACGTGTGATTATATAATAAATAAGTTAATAATCAAATCTAATATTATGAAAAATCTAATTATCGCGTTATTTATTACGCTAGCATCATTTACAGCGAAAGCGCAAGAACAGTTTAACGGCATGTGGCAATCCGAGGGTACTACGTACATAACAACCATATTAGCTAGCCGATACAAAATTTTACAAATACAAAATACCAGTTTTGCGGAATGCAAAATATTAAACGAAACGATTTTACAACAAACTGGGAAAACAATAACCACCCACATAGAAAACAAAGATAACGGCTATTACGCAGAAATTGAGTATGTTATGCAAAGCGATGGTACAATATTAAGCAACTATTCAACTCGCCCTGGGCAATATTACTTATTAACAAAAATACATTAACACAAACATTAACACAAACAAAAAAGTTATGCCAGATTTAACGCCAGAAGAAAGAAGAGCTAGAATGAAAGCGATGAACGCTCGCCAAAAAGCTAATAAAGATAACGCTGCGAGAGTGGCAAAAAGAGAGAAAGATGCAAACTTTACGTCTACTGACGTAAAAAGTGGTAATTTCATTAATCAAGGAATGCAACAGCCTCTTCGTTCTGAAATGACAAAAAACGTTACAAGAGGAAAAGACGGCTACTTTACGGCAGATATTCATCCTGAGCATCCAAGATCCAAAGGCTCTAAAGGGTATGATAAGCAGCAAGAAAAATTTAAGCAGCATGATTTTCAAGCAAATAAAAAGGCAAACCAGTATAATCGCATGATTAATGACGAAAAGAAAAGGCAAGGAAAATTTGATAGCGATATGTCTACTACCATACGGAGCATAGCTAGCGGTCTTTTAGGAAAAGGGCTTAGCATCTAATACAACTATAATTAACAATTAAATTAAATCAAATGAGTAAAGTAAAACAAATGGAGGTAACTCCAAAAGCAATCACTAAGAAAGAATTAGAAAAAGTAACAGAACTTCAAACGGAGCTGCAATCTTATCTAGCCAACATTGGTGTATTAGAAGTGCAAAAAGCTAAAGCTATTTTCCAGGTCAACATGCTTGAAAAAGCCATGGACGAGATGAAAAAAAGTATTGAGGAAAACTATGGGCCAATCAATATAAATCTCACTGACGGAACTTACGAAGAAATTAAAGAGTAAGTCATGGGAAGTATTATAAGAAAAATTAGTATCGGGGCTGACTATAAAAACGAAGCAATGCATTACTCTGTTAAACAGACAGTTTACGGCGGTCACGAGATTTCTCATATAATATTTGAAGAGTCTGATAATTCTTATAATATATTTATAAAAAAAGTAGACGAGGTAATGCCGTGGAAGAAGTTCAATTCTAACATGGCAATATCCGTTGAGTACGACTTAGAATATTAATGCGAAGTATATATGATTTTATCGTAAAGCCCATAGGCCAAAGATACGATAACGAAGTTAAAGTTGGAGATCATACCCTTGTAACAAATAGCTCCATAGAAAGTTTTAAACATGTCAACAATATTGCCGAAGTAATTGAAACACCCGTTGCATTTGCAACACCAATTAAGAAAGGCGATTTGATTGTAATACATCATAATGTATTCAGGGTATTTTACGACATGCAAGGAACCAAAAAGAACAGTAGGTCGTTTTTAAAAGACGGGTTATTTTTTTGCAGCATCGATCAAGTGTATTTATACAAGACAGATAAAACTTGGAAATCATTTGGAGATAGATGCTTCGTTGCTCCGGTCAAAAATAAAGACGTTTTAAGCAGCGAAAAAACAGCTGACCTTATTGGTATACTGAAAATAGGTAATAGCTCCTTAAAGAGCGCTGGAATCAATCCAGGAGACATAATAGGGTTTACACCAGGTAGCGAATGGGAATTTGTTATAGACAATCAAATTATGTATTGTATGAAATCAAATGATATTGTTATAAAGTATGAATTCGATAGAAACGAAGAAGAGTATAATAGCCGCTGGGCGAGAAGCAATTAAAGAATTAGTAAAGGTAGCAAAAGAAAAGATCGTTGACTCAGAAGAAGACATTTCAGCTGACAGACTTAAAAACGCTGCCGCTACTAAAAAGCTTTGTATATTAGACGCTTTTGAAATATTAAATAGAATACAGGAAGAAGAAAGTATGATTAACGAAGCAACTAAGACTTCGGATAAACCTGTATTTAGAGGCTTTGCGGAAGGAAGATCTAAGTAATGGCTTACGAACAAGAATTATATAGTATAGTCAAAGACTATATTAGGCCTCAAGCGATTAAGAAAAAAAATCGTTACGCAAAGTGGGAATACGGCTATGACAAAGAGCACGACGTTGTTGTTATAAGTAAAACTGGTAAAATAGGGGATATATATCTAATCAGCGGAGTGCACATTGCATTACCGCTATTACAGGATAAACCTGATAAAGGTGAAAACAAGTGGAAAGCTAGTGAGTATCCAAAAGAATTAAGTAAAATAAAAAGCGAGGCTGATTGGGTTAAATACCCTAATGCTTTCAAAGAAAAATGGTATGGGTATATTGACAGAGAGTTTAACAGGCGTGAAGAAGGTTTTTGGTTTTATAACAAAGACAGGCCTACTTATATTACTGGTACTCACTACATGTACTTGCAGTGGTCCAAGATTGACGTTGGGCAACCAGACTTTCGAGAATCAAACAGATTATTCTATTTATTCTGGGAGGCTTGCAAAGCAGACAGCAGATGCTACGGCATGTGCTACCTTAAGAACAGGCGATCAGGATTTTCTTTCATGGCTTCCGGCGAGACCGTTAACCAAGCAACAATATCTTCGGATGCTCGATTTGGTATACTGTCCAAATCTGGACCCGATGCAAAGAAAATGTTTACAGACAAAGTTGTACCAATATCGGTTAACTATCCATTCTTCTTTAAACCAATACAGGACGGAATGGACCGACCCAAAACAGAACTCGCATACAGGGTACCCGCTTCAAAGTTCACCAGAAGGAAGCTTGATTCAAATGCCAAGCCAGAAGAAATCGTTGGTCTCGACACCACGGTCGACTGGAAAAACACGGGAGACAACTCGTACGATGGGGAAAAACTAAAGCTATTAGTACACGATGAAAGTGGTAAGTGGGAAAGGCCTACTAACATACTTAACAACTGGCGAGTAACTAAAACTTGTTTGAGATTAGGTAGTCGCGTTATTGGTAAGTGTATGATGGGATCAACATCAAACGCTTTAGATAAAGGGGGTAAAAACTTTAAAAAATTATACGATAGTTCTGACGTAGCAAATAGGAACAAGAATGGCCAAACAAAAAGCGGTTTATATAAACTGTTCATACCGATGGAGTGGAACTATGAAGGTTTCATAGATCAATACGGTTGGCCGGTATTTGAAACACCGAAGAAAGAAATTATAGGGCCTCAAGGCGATATTATAGAAGAAGGTGTTATTAATCATTGGGAAAACGAAGTAGAGGGTTTAAAAGATGACGCAGACGCGCTAAACGAGTATTATCGTCAATTTCCAAGAACAGAACAACACGCATTCAGAGATGAATCAAAGCAATCTATATTTAACTTAACAAAAATCTATCAACAGATAGATTACAACGAAGAGTTAAAAAACAGTACGATGGTTACGCAAGGTAACTTTCAATGGAAAAATGGTATTAAAGATACTGAAGTTATGTTCTACCCTAATAAAGACGGTAGGTTTTATATAACTTGGGTGCCAAACCAAGAACAACAAAATCATATAATAATAAAAAATGGTATCAAATATCCTGGAAACGAGCATATTGGGGCTTTTGGTTGTGACAGTTATGATATTAGTGGCGTTGTGGGCGGTGGAGGTTCTAACGGAGCACTTCATGGATTAACAAAGTTTTCAATGTCCGATGCTCCTCCTAATCATTTTTTCTTAGAGTATATTGCAAGACCCTCAACGGCTGAAATGTTTTTTGAAGATGTGCTAATGGCTATCGTGTTTTACGGCATGCCTATACTTGCTGAAAATAACAAACCGCGATTACTTTATTATATAAAGAGAAGAGGTTATAGGGGTTACTCTATGAATAGACCCGATAGAACATATAATAAATTGTCATTGTCAGAAAGAGAGGTAGGTGGGATACCTAATTCAAGTGAGGATATAAAACAAGCTCATGCATCCGCTATTGAAACATATATAGAGGATTTTGTGGGAGAGAAGGTAGATGGCTATGGTGATGTTTATTTACAAAGAACATTGCAGGACTGGGCTAGGTTTGATATAAATAACAGAACAAAGCATGATGCATCTATAAGTTCAGGCTTGGCTTTAATGGCTTGTAATAAACATAGGTATACGCCGAAGTCTACTATAGAAAGAAAAGTTTATTCTTTAGGATTTAAAAAATACAATAACGAGGGAACTACTTCAAAAATAATATAATAAATGAATGTAAGTACGAATACTAATAGCCCATTTCCTGATCAGGTAGTTAGCGATGCTGAAAAAGCTACGCTAGAATATGGATTGCAGGTATCAAGAGCTATTGAGCAGGAGTGGTTTAACTATGGCGGTGCCGGGTCGAACAGGTATGCTGCTAACTGGAATAACTTTCATAACCTTCGGTTATATGCTAGAGGAGAACAAAGTGTACAGAAGTACAAAGATGAATTAGCCATTAATGGTGATTTGTCTTATCTTAATTTAGACTGGAAGCCGGTTCCGATACTTTCAAAGTTTTCAAATATTGTCGCTAATGGTATTACACAGAAACAATACGATATAACTTCGTATTCACAAGACCCTGAATCATTAAAGAAAAGAACAGATTACGCTGACAACATATTGTTTGACATGCTGACAAAAAAAGCCCGGGCTCAAGCTAGCTCTGTAATACCTATGGACTTAAGTAGGTCAGGCATGCAGGAGTCTGAGCTACCGGAATCAATGGAAGAACGGGATTTGCACATGCAGCTTAAGTACAAGCCAGCTATAGAAATAGCAGAAGAAGAGGCTATTAATACGGTACTAGCTACAAACGAATACCACTTGACTAGAGCTAGAGTTAATCAAGATCTTGTTAATATAGGCATAGGTATGACTAAAACGTCATTTAATCCAGCGGAAGGTATTGTGGTCGATTATGTAGATCCTGCTTATTGCGTATGGTCATATACAGAGGACCCGAACTTTGACGATATATATTATGTAGGTGAAGTTAAATCTATAACGATACCGGAGCTTAAAAAAGAATTCCCTAATATATCTAATGAAGAATTAGAGCGTATACAGAAGTCACCTGGTAATCGTAGATTAATAAGGGGGTTTGAAAATTACGACTATAATACAGTACAAGTATTATACTTTGAATACAAGACCTATACGGACCAAGTATTTAAAATAAAGAAAACAGATAACGGCTTAGAAAAAGCTATTGAAAAAACCGATCAGTTTAATCCTCCGGCAAATGATAATTTTGACAGAGTATCGAGATCAATAGAGGTATTATACGAGGGAGCTAAAGTAGTTGGCACTGACCTTATGCTTAAATGGGAATTGTCTGAGAATATGACAAGACCGCTAGCTGATACTACAAGAGTTGAAATGAGTTACTCTATAGCAGCACCTAGAATGTATAAAGGAGTTATACAATCGCTTATAAGCAAATGTATTGGATTTGCCGATGTTATACAATTGACGCATTTAAAAATTCAACAGGTGCTATCTAGAATGGTTCCTGATGGCGTATTCTTAGATGTCGATGGCTTAGCCGAGGTTGATTTAGGTAACGGCACAAATTATAATCCCCAGGAAGCATTGAATATGTATTTCCATACGGGA